ACTGTGATTTTCTGCCCGTTTCTCGTTCCGCTGGCGCATGTGTCGTCGGATTCTTTTAGGCAGGCGGCAAAAGGATTTTCTAAGCCTAGCTCTATGCGGGCGGCTTGCCACTCGTCTCGGGTAAAGGCTTCATTGCCTAAATAATATGCTTCGTTAATAAATTCCGCACTGTGAAAAGAATCGTTCAAGCGCAAAATTGTTTTACCTGCACCAAGACAATCATGCCACTTGCTGATATTTTCTGCTAACCACTTTAAGTCTTTGTGCATGACATTCTCCGTTGCGCTATTCGTGCGTTAACAATAAATCAAGTCTGCGTTAATGTAAACACTTAGGCAAAGAAAAGCAGCGCCGTTAAGCACTGCCTATGCGGTCCTAAAACGGGATGTCATCTGAAAAATCATCAACAGGATCAGGATCGGGCCAGCCTGGTGCTGGCGCAGGTTGCCGCATCTGCGGTGCTGGCGCTTGCTGCACGCCCTCAGACTTACCACCGATCAAGTCAACGTTATTGCAGCGCAACTTTAGGTAAGTCTTGCCGTTAGTTGCGTCAAACGTAGACAGCTCACCAGAAACAGCTACCTGCTGGCCTTTCTTGAGATAGGCAGGTAGGCCACCTTCTGCTTTCTTACCCCAGATTGCACAGTCTAGCCATACCGTCTGGGCCTTGTCGCCGAAACCCGCCTTCATTGCAACGCTAAAGCTGCATACTGTTGATGTGCCAACTTGCTTTACTTCGCAGTCTTGACCTAAATTGCCGGTTAGTGTTAACAGATTCATTTACATTTCCTCGCTTGTGTCGTGGTCTTCGGAGTTGTCAATCTCAACAGGTGCCGCGGCTTCTAGCCTTACAAGCTGATCCGCAGTGAGCTGCCCTGTCTTCTGGCATTGGCCGATGACTTGTTGCAGCGTCATCTCGCCAGCCTGCATCTTGGCGGCCATTACAGGCAGTGCCTTATCAAACTTGGCAGCCGGGTATTCTTCCGTCTTTAGCTCAAGGAACGGAACATGTACCGGCTTGCGTGTTGCGCGGCTTTCAGCAACCAGGAATGTCATACCACGGGCAGGGATGCCGGTCAGGGCGCGTATACGAATACCGCCTACTGCCTTGCCTGCCCATTTAACTTCTGGGTCGACGTGAACCTGAACGCTTTGGCCCGTCCAGGCAGAGCTATCACGCCCCCACGCCTCAACCAGCATCCGTAACATTCCTTTGCTTGGCTTCCATGGCTTGTTGTGGTCGCCTTCAAAGTGCACCCAGATAGGCTGCTCGGTACCTGGCGGATTTACGGTTACGCCGGTAATCTTGAGTATAGGTTCGACGCCTACGATGTCCAGCGTGTTTAGTTGGTCTGACTTTGCTTCGATTGCGAATGATACGTCGTTAGTCATTAGTAAATACCCCCATCTTCTAGTGCGTTTTCAATCTGCGACAGCCGGTATGCTGGCAGGCTTATTATTTCTGGTTCATCACATGGCAGCGAAGGCCATACACCTGACGATTCACAAGCAGCGAACGTGTCAAGAGCTTCGCGGTATTTGCGTCGACCCTCACCAAGCGTTGTATCACAGGGCCGGTACAGCTTGTGGCCGTGCGGCATGGCTTCTTCTACCGCGGCGAATTCAAACTGTGCTTCCTCGCCTGTTGCCCACTCGAAGGCGTCAACGTACAGGGCAGCGGATAGATCATAACCGTAGTTGTCGATCGCACGGCTGAACGGATCTGGCCTGGCGTCTTGCGTCTTCTTAACGTCGACTATGGTGCCGTCTGTCAGTAGCAAGTCATAACGTACCCGTATCAGTACTGCGGTAACGGGGTCACGCACAAACAGGGACAGCTCTCGCCAGCCTTCACCGGTTAAACGGCTGCGCATAAGTGGGTTAGCCAGCACGGCTTCTTGCATACCGATTACGTTGTCAGACTCACCCGCGGTCAGCACAACCTCGGTGCCGTGCGTCTTTACAGCCTGCTTGTACTCACTGGCGCGGCGGTCCTTAACCTCGCGCAACAGAACGTAATCATTAGCAAAGCGATCAGGCTCCAGCAGTGCCGTGTGTATTGCGGTGCCGATTTCCATAGCACGGCTGGGTGTGCGTGCTGCTTGGAACTTATAGTGCGCCGGACTGCGCAGGACTGTTTTTAGGCCAGAACTGCTAATGCCTTTGAGATGGCTGTGATATGCGTCGTTAGGCATACCGCTTACGAACATTGGTGGCACGATCTCCATGCCTTCTTTGTATTCAATAACGGTTATGTTCATGGTTAGTCAGTCCTTGTTAGTCGAATTACGTTGACCATATTAAACGCTTGGCGTATATTGTCAACACCCAATCAGGCATAACAACCACCGAGGCGTAAATTATGACAGTTTCAGAAATTCGCAAGGCATTAAAGGATCGACGGCTAAATCTGGTATCTGAGGCAACCGGGCTGCACGTCAACACCATTCGAGAGATTCGCGACGGCGTGTCTACTGATCCGCGCAACAGCTCTGTGGTTGCGCTGTCTGAGTACCTGGAGGCAAACAAGTGAAACTACGCCCTTATCAAGAAGACCTAATCGACAGGACGCGGCAGGCTCTACGCCGAAACAAGCGCGTATTAATGCAGGCACCTACTGGTGCGGGCAAGACAGCCATAACCGTCTACATGATGAGCAGGGCGGCGGAGGCCGGAAAGACAAGCGTAATGGCTGTACACCAAAACGAGCTACTGACGCAGACCAGTAATGCTCTATGGGCTGGCAAATTGGAGCACGGCATGATCGCCAGCGGGAAAACTCGCAGTTACATGGCAGCACAGGTTGCCAGTGTGCAGACTTGGGTACGGCGCATGGATCAATACTCGGAGCCTGATTTGATAATTATTGATGAGTGTCACCGCAGCGCCGCAAGTACTTATCAGAAGATCCTTGAGCAATACCCTAACGCTAGGGTAATCGGCTTAACCGCAACTCCACAGCGAACAGACGGAAAAGGTCTTGACGGAACCTATACAGAGCTGGTGCAGGGGCCAACGATCCGCCAGTTAATTGACGCGGGCTATTTGTGCGAATACGAAATATTTGCGCCGCCATCTTCGCTTGACCTGTCTGAAGTCAAAACAAAAATGGGCGACTACGACAAAAAGCAGCTAGAGCATGAGGTTGATAAGCCAACAATTACCGGGGACGCGGTAGCTACATACAATAAGCACGCAAACGGTAAGCGCGCCGCGGTGATGTGCGTTTCGATTCGCCACGCTGAACACGTAATGGAAAGCTACAACGCTGCCGGTGTGCCTGCTGAAATGCTTGAAGGCAAGATGACAAACAAAGAGCGCGAGGCGGTTATTGATCGCTTTAGGTCTGGTGAAACACTGATCGTTACAGCCGTCCAACTTCTAATAGAAGGCTTAGACCTGCCCGCGATTGAAGTTATTCAATGGCTCAGGCCGACGCAGTCTTTGATAGTCTACTTACAGGGAAACGGGCGCGGGTTCCGTGTAGCCAACGGAAAAGAAAAACTTATTATTTTAGACCAGGTGGCCAATTATAAGAGGCACGGACTACCCGACGACGACCGAGAATGGACGCTAGAAGGCCGCAAGAAAGGCAAAAAGCGCAAGGCAGACGAAGAAGCAGACGTTAGCATTCAGCAGTGCAAACACTGCTTCCACATCTTCCGGCCTGGTGTAGCTGTATGTCCGTCTTGCGGTAAGCCGGTAGAAGTGCGGCAGAAAGCAGAGATCGAAGTGGTTGACGGCGAGCTAGAACGAATCGACGTAACCGCACTACGCAAGCAGGCTAAGCAGGAACAGGGCGCGGCACGGGATCTGGCTGACTTGGTGAAGCTGGGGCAGCGCCGGGGGATGAAAAACGCGGCGATCTGGGCGGCTCACGTTCATTGCTCGCGCCAGGGCAGGAAAGCAACACCGGAAGACTTTGCAAACGCTAAGAGGGCGGTGCGATGAAACAGTATCCGAGTCAAGAGAAGCTCAAAGAGTTATTTGATTATGATTCTGATGGGTTTTTAGTATGGCGGGAAGGGCCAAGAGCTGGAAAAGTTGCTGGAAGTTTTGGCGTAAACAAAGAGTTAAGGGTTTTTTATGACATAGGAATAAATGGAAAACTTTTTAGTGGCGCAAAGCTCATATGGGTTTGGCATAAATCAATATTGCCAAAATATATTTTTCATAAAGACAGCAACCAAGCTAGCAATAAAATAGAAAATTTAATTTCTTCAAATTCAAGAAAAGGCTTTAATTCTGGATTCTGGAAGAAAAATTTAGGTGCTATTAGATTTGTAGAAAAAAGAAAAAACATAAAATTATGGGTTAACACTGTGGGAAATCGAAGAGGATTTTACACCCCAGAAGCGGCTGGTCAATTTGCAGATTTAGAAATAGAAAGGCTTGGACTAAATTATCAAAAAAATAATTTAAACTTGAAAAACTTTGAAGAAGAATCGGCACATGGCAAACGTCAAGTAAAAAACTACAAAATAAATGCAACTTCAAAATTTATAGGAGTTAGCAAGAATAAAAATAAATGGGTAGCTAAATGCGCAAGAAAATATCTAGGATTTTTTAATGAACAACAAGATGCCGCCAGAGCATACAACGTAGCGGCAAAAGAACGGTACGGAGAGCACGCAGTGTTGAACGACATCCCAAACCCATTAGGGCAAGGAGACATCTTCTGATGAACCCAGAAACAAAAATACAAAACCTGATCCTCATGGCACTATCAAAAGCCGGGTGCCTGGTCTTTAGGAACGAAACCGCGGGCGCCTGGGTCGGCAAGGTGCTGCACAAGGAAGCCGGACAAGTAACGTTGACCGACGCTCGCATGATTCGTTTTGGCTTGGCAGTGGGTAGCTCTGACATCGTTGGCATAGCACCTTGCGGGCGATTCCTTGCCATAGAAATAAAGACAAGCAAAGGACGTGCCACAAAAGAACAACTAAGATTCATCGAGGTCGTCAACAAAGCGGGCGGAATTTCAGGCATTGCTCGCAGCGTAGAAGACGCGCTAAAATTAATCCGCGGCTAGGAGGCATCCGAAAAGCGTCTAGTCAACGCCTGCCGCTATCCTTTCGACTCCCTTGACTGAGGCTCCAAATGACAAAGCCCACGAATTGGTACGCAGCCCGTTACGCTGAACGATACGGATTTGCCGTAATCCCCATCAAACCTAAAAGCAAACTTCCTGTCGAGAACGACTGGGGCAATCGCGCATTCACGGACCCCACCGCCGCAGATAAACACTGGCAAGACAACCCTGATTTAAACATTGGCCTGGCGCTTGGCCCGTCGCAGATGTGCAGCCTTGATATTGATTGCATGACGTCGTTTCGCCTTATCGCTGAAGAGTTTGGCATTGACCTGGACGCCGAACTTTCCAAGGTGCCGACCATACAGGGCGCTGACAAGGGTATGCGCTGCATGTTTCGCGTGCCAAGCCAGCCGGGCGTCATGGATTACCACAAAGTAAGTTGGCCTTCTGAGGGCGACCCCAGCGGCGACATCCACAAGCAGATGATGCGGGACGCTGCCAAGGCCAAAGCTGACGGCAATACAGAAAGAGAAGCCCAGATCCGCGACACCGCCAAACAGTTCAGCGCCTACACGGTTCTGGAGCTTCGCGTATCAAACGAGGGTAAGCAGCGTTACGACGTACTGCCGCCTTCGGTACACCCTGATACATTAAAGCCCTACCGATGGATAGTGCAGCCACCGAAGGCGCTCAAGGACTGGCCCGAACCGCCCGCATGGTTGATGGCTATCTGGAACGCATGGGACAGCTTCAAGCCGCAACTGGTGGACGCCTGCCCGTGGCTACCCAAGGCCACCCCGCCACCACCTCGGGCGCCCAAGCAGCCAACGCAACAGGGCAGCGCAATAACCGCGTTTAACGACGCGCACGACCTGCGCATGGTTCTTGAGCAATACGGCTACACACGCAAAGGCAAAAGCCGATACGTGTCGCCGCACACCACAACCAACCTGCCCGGCGTAGTGCTTTTCCCAGATGAAGACCGCTGCTTTATTCATCACGCAAGCGACCCGCTTTGCAGCGACGACACTGGCAAGCCGGTTAACTGCTTCGATTTATACTGTGAGTATGAGCACAGCGGCGATGTGTCGAAAGCCGTCAAGGCTGCTGCGGAACTGCTGGGTCTGACCCGGGTAAATATTAGAACAGAACAAGCCAAAACAATTAACCCCGGGCCCGAGCCCGCAAATCCCCCGGGGGAATCTGGCCCGGGTGAAACACCCGCCCGACCGTTTCGCTGCCTTGGCTATCAGGGCAACAGCTATTTTTATTTGCCCCGCGGCACAGAGCAGGTTAGCGAGATCAAACGGGCATCGCACACAAGCCCCGCCGAACTCATGGGGCTGGCACCGCTTGAGTGGTGGGAAATGGCCTACGTCAAGAGCAAGCAAGGCACCGATTGGCAAGGCGCTGCAAACGACCTGATGCGCGGCTGTGAGAAGGCGGGCATCTACAGCCAGGATAGAGAGCGAGGGCGCGGGGCATGGTACGACAAGGGCCGGGCAGTGCTGCACCTTGGTGATCGACTTTTAATAGACGGAACTCACAGCGCAATCGCAGACCATGACAGCGGGTTTATCTATACCAAGCAGGCACCATTAGAGCACGGCGCGGACTCCGTACCAGCTACCGATGCCGCAGCAATCGACATAGCAGAACTGTTTGAACAACTAAACTGGGTTAAGCCAGTGCATGCTCAATTGTTGGCTGGCTGGTGCTTGCTGGCGCCTATCTGTGGTGCGCTGTCCTGGCGCCCTCACATCTGGATAACGGCACAGCGGGGCGCGGGTAAGTCGTGGGTGCAGGATCACATTATACAGCCGCTTCTGGGACCGTCCGCAATGATGGTTCAAGGCAGTACAACGGAGGCAGGCATACGTCAGAAGCTTAAAAGCGATTCTAGGCCCATTGTGTTTGACGAAGCTGAGAGCGAAGACCACCGCAGTCAAAACAGAATGCAGACGGTTATAGAGCTGGCCCGGCAATCATCAAGCGACAGCACGGCAGAGATCATTAAGGGTACTGTGAACGGCAACGGCATGGCCTTCCGAATGCGCTCTATGTTCCTAATGGGTTCGGTCAACGTATCGTTGTCACAGGCCGCAGACGAATCGCGGTTTTCGGTGCTAACGCTGGCATCGCCTGAAAAGACGATAGAAGATAAAGAGCGATTCGATAGCTTTAGTAAGCGCGTCGACAACACGCTGACACAGGACGCTTGCGCAGCTATTAGAGCCAGGGCGTACCTTATGATGCCGGTGATACGGATCAACGCTAAGACGTTCGCTAGGGCCATTGCCGAGGTGCTGGGCAGCCAGCGACTAGGCGACCAGGTTGGCACGCTTATTGCCGGAGCCTGCGCGTATTACCGGGACGATGAGATCAGCCTGGACGACGCCCGCACATGGGTTGCGAAAATGGATTTCTCAGACGCCAAAGAAGCCGAACAAGTCAGCGACGAGGAAAGTTGTTTGCAGCGGATCTTGCAGAGCCAAGTGCGGTTTGATAGCGAACGGGGCAGCTTGTTGAGGTCTATTGGCGAGATTATAGACTGCGCCAGCGGAAAGAGTGCCATGTCAGGGTTGACGCAATCGGAGTGTAACGAGGTGCTAAAACGGTATGGTTTAGTGGTAGAAGGCAGTTATTTGTCGGTAGCAAACAAGCATGCTGAGCTGGAAAAACTGTTAACGGGGACGCCTTGGGGCTCTGGATGGCGTCGTATTTTGGGAAGAATTGAGGGCGCAAAGTCATCTGACGGTGTTGTGAGATTCGCGGGCACTCGAAGCCGTGCTGTGCAGATTCCAGTCAGTTTTATCGTGTAGCTAGAACGGTGTGATGGCGGCTTTCGCCGCCTCACATCACATAACGTCTTCTTCTTTATCCTCATCTTTCGAATAATCTACGCCCTTCAAATAGTGTTCAAGCGCAATATTGATGATAGCCGCCAGCGTGCGTCTGTCTTTTTTTGCATACTGAACTGCTTTTTTCTTTATGTCGTTCTCTAAAACTACCACTGTGCGTTGCTTGCTTGTGCTCATTTGTTTACCTTTCGTTTGTTTAGTGTTACTCCTATTGTGGAGTGTGTGCATTTTACTGTCAACACAAAAGCACATTAAGGTGTCAATCTTGTGCAGTACAGGTCAACTACAGTAAAGGCTTAGTGTTCTATATTGTATACAGTTGGTGCATAATAGGTGCTATGTTTAGGTTCACAGTATGGCAGTTGTTTATATTGTTTTAGTGCAGTACAGGTGCATTTTTTTGATGAATATTTGCCTTAAGCGTCACGCTTTTAAAGTTTTGAGACGCCCTAGCAGGAGACTGACTGGGGGTTTTCTTTAATTATCAGTAGTTTGCGTAGGCGTCTCAAAAAGCACGTCACGCGGGGAACAACAGTACCTACCCCATAGAAATAAAAGTGATGGAAAGATTAGTCACAAAAGAGACAGTCTCTTATATAACTATAACTTTATTGTTATTTTGTGTTTATTGAGACGCCTCTTACTCTCCCAAGGGCTGTAGGCGTCACGGCAACGTTTTTGGTTTGTGCCATTTGAGACGGGCAATAAAAAGATTGACCATGGCACGTTTAGTTGTCACAATTAGTTTACAGTTTAATTTGTCACGAGGTAATTATGGAAATCGAAAAAGGAATTAAAATACCTGCCCGTACAGCGGGAGCATCTGGAGGATCAGTCGCTTCTGATGTGCATTTAATTTTAGTTGGAATGGAAGTTGGAGATTCCGTTGTGTTTTATGACGGCAACTCAGCCCTAAGCAAAAACCATGCGCTCGCACGAAAAGTTGCTGAGAGAAAGGGATTAAAATTTTGCGTCAGATCAATATCGAAAACATCTTGCCGACTCTGGAGAGTCGCATAACCTGTGACGAATGCAAAGAACACCGATTAACCTAAGCTACCCTACCAACACGACTAGAAGGCCCGCACAGGGCGCAGGAGAACGATATGAGCAATCCAGATTGGACAGAAGCACCGGAAGGCGCAACGCACTGGGATAGCAGGGGCGATTGTTTTTGTACTGAGTTTGGATGGTGGAACCGCGGCGAATATCAAGAAGGAAAAACCCCACAGTGGGGCACAGACCGCCACACACCGCGCCCTGTAGGGCCACCATCAAACGACTGGGTAGACGGCTGGCCACCAGTAGGCTTTCATGGTGAGTGCCGGTGGGGTTCAAGCGTAGAGTGGTTTGAGTGCGTCGTGATACCTGTCGGCCAGGTTGTTGTGCAGGGATCGGCGGGTAACTGGAATGTGGTTGATGACATCAAGAGCTATGGCTATGAGTTTCAAGAGTTGCACCTCAAACCCCAGACCGAACAAGCACAGACCGTAGAAACAGGCATGGCATGGGACGGCATCGGGTGGCCACCAATCGGCAAAGAGTGCATTTTTATCAGCGACGATGACAGAGAGTGTATTGTTGTTCCGGTTGCATATTTTGAAAATTCAGTCGTATTTGCGGCTGGTGACGACTACCACTTTTCGTATGACGGATGCTGCAATTTAGCGTGTTTTCGCGCACTGCCTTCCAAGAAAGAAAAAGATGAAAGAGAAGACCTAGAGAATTTTGTAGAATTAGCAATCGCATCCGGCCTAAAGCCAAAAGGCATTGTTAACGGCATGATTGAAAAGGGCTACCGCCTAGTCAAAGGCTGATGTTATAGTGAATACCTCGCTGCGATAGCGACACGTACACGCAACCCATTCAGCGTATGAGTGGGCACTGATAAGGGCTTCGGTCAAAGTGTTGTTGACGTTAAAAGCGTGTTCTCGAAGCGACAGCATTTCGAAGTCCTTTTCCGTGTAGTGAGTGTTGACAGCCTGCCTCCGGCGATTAGTAGGAGGATGCGCTACAGCCATATGCGCGTATCTGCAAAATGGCACCTTACGCCCGCTAATCAAGGGGCATTTTTTGTGGGCGAAATAGTGTATAATCGGTGTATGGAAAACACAAAGATAGGCGCACCAACAAAGTACACTCAAGCCCTGCAACAGCAGGCAGACGAGTACATCTATAAGTTCAAGGCGGTCGGCGACGTTATCCCTAGCCGTGTTGGGCTGTGCTGCTACTTGGGCGTGTCAAAGCGTGTAAGCTACGAATGGGAAAAACTTTACCCTGAATTTCTGCACACGTTAGAGAACATCGACGCAATGCAGGAGCGTACAGCGGTAAACCGTGGGCTTGACGGCACGTTCAACGCTGCTATCACTAAGCTGATACTGCACAATCATGGCTATAGCGAGAAGTCGGAGCTGTCACACACAAGCCCTGACGGCAGCATGACGCCAAACCCCACCCGCATTGAACTGGTTGCGCCCGTTGTCAACCCTAAGCATTGAGCTTCCACCCAAGTTAATACCACTCTTTGCTGAGCCTAGAGGCAGCCTTAGATACCGTGTAATGCACGGCGGGCGAGGGTCTGGCAAATCGTTCACGTCTGCAAAGATGGCCGCTATATGGGGTGCCATAGACCCGCTGCGCATCTTGTGCGTTCGTGAGCTGCAAAACTCTATTAAAGAATCATTCCATGCCGAGTTAAAGAACGCTATTGAGTCTTGCCCTTGGCTGTCTACGCAATACGACGTCGGCGTTGATTACCTTCGGCACCGCAGCAACGGCACAGAGTTTATCTTTCGCGGCCTGCGTCACAACATCGGTTCTATAAAGTCGCTTGCTCAGGTGGATTTGTGCGTAGTTGAGGAAGCGGAAGATATACCGGCGGCGGGCTGGGTGGATCTGCTGCCAACAATACGCGCTGCTAACTCCGAAATATGGATTATTTACAACCCAAAAAAGCGTAACAGTTGGGTGGCGCAAACATTTCAATTAAGTACGCCGCCGCCTCGGTCGCACATTGTCGAAATTAATTGGCAAGACAATCCGTTCTTTTCCAAAATACTAGAAGAGCAGCGCCTCGACGCACTGGAAAGACTAGACCCATCGCTATACGCGCACATCTGGGAGGGCCAATTCTGGGAAAGCTCACAGGCCCAAGTGTTTAGCGACAAGTATGTGCAGCGCGAGTTTGTGCCCACAAAAACATGGGACGGCCCTTACTTCGGGCTGGACTTCGGGTTCTCGCAAGACCCAACAGCCGGCGTCAAGTGCTGGGCAAACAACGGTGATTTGTACATTGAGCACGAACTTTATGTGCAGCACCTTGAAATCGACGACACAAGCAAAGTTATGATTGACCTTTTACCAGGCGTAGAAAGCCACACGGTACGCGCCGACAACGCCCGGCCCGAGTCAATTAGCTACCTCCAGCGTCATGGTATAAGGCGTATAGTGTCGTGTAAGAAGGGTCCGGGGTCAGTGCAGGACGGCATAGAATTCATCAGATCGTTTGGCAAAGTCATCATTCATCCGCGCTGCAAAAACACTTTTAAAGAGTTTAATCTGTACAGCTACAAGGTGGACCGCTATTCAGGTGATATACTTCCTAAAATCGTAGACGCTGACAACCACGCAATAGATGCGATAAGATACGCGCTAGAGCCTATTATGAATGGCAAAATTACCAACTACGGGAACATATTGTAATGGTCAGTTTCCCAAAGCTATTCGCAGACGGCATCACCAGCCTAACTAACAAGCTGGCGAACCGGCGCAACGTGCACAACAACAACCGCATGACCAGCACGCGGGTAGACTCTGACGAGCTGCGGGCGATCTATAAGACGGGCGTGGGTAGCAAGATCATTCGCATCAAGTCCGGCATTGCGTTGAACGAAACTTTGCAATTTGAGAACACAATAGACAAAGACTATTACGAGACACGCCTTCAGCAACACGTCAAAAACACCTGCAAATTCATGCTGGCGTTTGGCCGTGGGATCATCGTCACGCAAGAGCCTGGCGCCGACCTTAGCTCACCCCTGCCAGTGATTGACGATTACACGAACGTTCGATGCCTGGTGTTTAGCGGCGACATGGTGTACATCCAGAGCGTCGAGTACAACCTAAATAGCCCCAATTACTACAAGCCAAAGTTCTACAGCATACGCGGCTTTACAATCCACCCGAGCCGCGTGGTCGATATGACTTACGTGCAGCCGGTTGAGCTTGACGCGCCTGAATATTTCTTTGGCGGCATATCTGAATTTGAGCTTATCCGCAACGAGCTGGTGAGCGATCAAATTGTACAGCGTGCCGTGCCGGCCATTCTTGAGAAGTCATCCACAGTCTTTTACAAGGTCACCGGGTTCAAGGATCTGCTCAACGACAAAAAAGAGGATGATCTGCTTCGGTACTTTGCTGGCTTAGAGGATCTGAGGTCGTCATACGGCGCTGGTGTCATCGACAAAGAAGACGAGGTTGTTACGGTACAGCAAACCCTAAGCAACCTGGCAGAGTCAGACATGATTACCTTGCGCCGCTTGGCCATGGTGACGGGCTTTTCACTGTCCACTCTAGTAGGTGAGCCACCTAAAGGATTGAACGGCAGTGGCGAGGGCGACAGGCAGGTGGACATGCAGACCATCAAATCGCTGCAATCAGAGTATCTGCTGGACAAGATTAACCGGCTTATGGCTATGCACGGGCGCGGGCGCGTGTCGTTCAAAGAGAACCAGGGCCAGACTGACAAAGACCGCATTGGCCAAGAGGCTGAGGTTATTAAAAACGCTCTTGTGCTATGGCAGATGGGCCTTGACTACGACAAGTACCTCATTGACAACGGCGTGACTGAGAATGACCCGTTTGAACAGATGTTTGGCAAGCCCGACGAAGACGAAGCGCCTACGCCTGAGCAGGGTGGCATGAGCCTAGAGGAACTGATGGGGGGCGACGATGAAACGTGAAGTCTGCTGTCCAAACGGCGCGAAAGTAAAGTCACCCGAGCCACCTAAGTCGGAGATCCGCCAATTCGGTAACGCCATAGAATACATGGTTGACCAGATGGCGCAGCGGTGGCGGACGCAGATATTCAAAGAGCTGAATCAGGATACGATTGCCAAGTTTGCGGACGCTAAACAAGAAGGCAACTTTGCCAAAGTGTTTCTAGCCATGGCCGCACGTGTGCAACGTAAGCTGCTAAAACAGTTTGACGGCAAGCGTCTTGACAAGATGACCAACAAGTACACCGGCAAGGTCAACCGGCGCAACCAGTCAGAGTTCTACCGGCGTGCGTCTAACGCCATAGGAATCAGTCGCGATGAGCTGGAGGCCACCGAGGGGCTTACTTTCCAGATAAATGCGTTTCAGGCAGAAACACAGCAGTGGGTAAAGAAGACCCGCGACGATACCCTACAAATGTGGACCAGCAACACGCTGCGGCTTATGGCAGAAGGCAAGGGTCTGCCGGAAATACTAAGCCAGTTTGATGACATGGTAGAAAAGCGCAAGAATCACGCCAAGATGGTTGCACGTACACAGATTGCGACGTTTAACAGCCTGACCACAAAGGCGCGGGCGCAGAACCTTGGCATTACAAAAGCAATCTGGCGCAGCGCAAAAGATGAAAGGGTCCGGGGCAACCCTAGTGGAAAATACCCAAATGCAAAGCCTAGTCACTTTGCACTTGAGGGAGTGGAGTTTGATTTAGCGACCGGCGCAAAAATAAACGGTCAATTTTTACTTCCTGGAACGTCATACAATTGTCGCTGCGATTATGAACTAATTATTCCAGAGATGGAGCAATAACCGTATCAATTTGACACCATAGCCTTAGCATATTAAAATTGCGTAAACCAGTTAAAGGCTTTTATATGCCAACGATTCGCAAGCAATTTTCTGATCTAGCTGTCTACTCAGATACAGCGCGTACTGCCGTGTCAATTCGTGACGGCGTGTTGGAGTATCTTGGTGCAGAGCTAGGCCTTGAGCCACTTGACCGAGTGTTTACTGTCTACAGATCACCGGCAACTATTGCTAACGCCGCCTACCTTATGCCAGGCATACCGCTGACCGATGGCCACGTAAGCATGGATGGGCCTGCCGTTGAATCTG